GAGGCATAAATTAACTCCAAGTTTGACCGCACGCGGCGGCATAGCGGTAAGTCATTTTCGACTTACCGCTATAATAAACCTAGAGCGTAGCTATTGGAAGGAAAAAGATCAGTCAACGCTGACTTTCGTAAGTCGGCGTCGATTTGATTTACTTTTTCACGCTGTTGCCGAAGCCGCTTTTCGCCAAAGCTGCCGACAAACGCGCCAAACCACGCGGCTCGCCGTCATTCTCGACAGTAACTTTCGCGCCCGGAGCGCCAGGTTTCGAACTGGCGCCGGCGGCGATCTTCGACTTCAGCATATGGTCGCGATCGGCGTCCGACTCGACCAGCTTGCGAATAGCCGCCTCGAACGGCAGCGGCTTACCCTTGCCGTCGATCAGCTCGGTGCGCTCGGAAGCGCCCGCCGGCTTGTCGTAGCCGACGACCTTGCCGTCCTTATGTTCGAAATACGAGCCGTAGACCGCGCGCGCCTTGGTGGGCGTCAGCACCAGCTCGGTGGTGACGAACGACGACGCATTGAACGCCTGACCAATCGTCAGATCGTTAATCTCGCTGTCTTTCTTTGCGAGCGCCTGCTTGGTCGCATCATGCGCGGCGACGACTTCCGCCAACGTGCGCTCATGCTCCTCGACCATGATCTTCTTGACCCGATCGATGTCGCCGGCGGCTTCGGCGGCTTTCTTCTCGGCGTCCTTTTTGGCCTTTTCGGCCTCTTTCTTCTGCTCGGTCAGCTTTTTGAATTCGGTCGGATCGACGCCATCGAAGCCCTTGAGCTTCTCCTGAAGATCCTCGATCAGCTTCTTCTTCGCCATCACTTCCTTGAGAAGTTTGGCTTCGGCCTCGGGAATCTTGCTGGCGGCGATACGGGCGGCTTCGGCGTCGGCGGCTTCCTTATCCGCGATGGCCTTGGCGGCGGCGTCGGCCGCGACCTTTTCGGCGGCGATGCGCGAGGCTTCATCAGCCGCGGCTTTGTCGTCGGCGGCGTCGAAATGAGCGACGCCCCAGTATTTCATCATCTTATTCATCTACTACTCCTCGGCCAGTTTCTCGGCCTACGGTTGAGCCAGTTTCTCGGCTCGGAAATTCACTTCGTTTCCGAAGTGACCTGTCCCTGACGATTTTTCGTCTGGGGATTCCTTGACGCCGCCGGCTTTCCACCGGGCGCTGAAGAGGATGCGGGCGCATTCTTAATCGAACCCTGTGGCGGACTGCCATTTGCGGCGCTCATTGTCGCCAGCGTGATTTCGAGCGGCTCTGGAGGCCAGCTTTTGAGTTCCTCGGCCATTTCGGCGGCTTCTGCCTTTGGCTGCGCTGGAAATAGCTTAGCCTGCACCTGACCCATCTGAACGCGACGCACGGTGTCGGGCGCCCCAATCAGCTCAAGTTTCTCGGCGACAGTGAATTCATCGAACAGTGAGCGCACATCGAAAGTGTCGGGGTATTCAACCAGTTCTTCCGTCGGCATCTCCTTGATGCCATTCATCAGAAGCACCAACTCGACCAGCTTGTTTTCGGCGTTTTCGTTCGCCTCGGCCTTGGTAGTCAGCAGCGAATTCAACTTCTCGAAGTCATATGCCTTGGCGACGCCGGATGAATCATCGGTGCCGACGGCGTTATCCTTGCTGGTGCGCTCTCCCGCCATGCCGACGGAATGATAAATCTCGTGAATGGTCGCGGCGATGGTGTCCATGATCACCTTCGCCTGCGAGGCGTCGGGTGAAATATACTCCGGCGCTCTGCCGCCCTCGGCGTCATAAGTGAAGATGCGCTTGGTGCCGAGCTGATAGAGCGGATCGTATTTATCCTGACCTTCGACGATCGCCTGAGTCGGAATAACCAGCTGCGAGAAAGTCTGATCCTGAATCACCGCGTCGAGATTCGAGCAGTAATTGGCGACGGCGCGATCGAGATAGGCGATGTCCTCGATCAGCGCCGGCGAGCTGTAGCGATGATCGCCAATCACGTTATCGACAGCGAAGCATGGCACGCGACCGATAGTTACAGGGCCACGATCGATAACCTTTGGCGTCAGCGTCTGCTGCGTCATCGAGGTCTGTTGCGTGACATAGGCGGAAATGTTCGGGTTGGCTTCGAGCGCCGACGGCTGCACCAGCTGTAATTGCTGCTGTTGCTCCTTGGAGATGTCAACGATCTTGAACAGCACCCACTCGTCTTCGGTCCACAGCCGATAGCGTTCCTCGACGAAGCCATTATCGTTGACCGGATCGGCGTCGTTGCGGTGATATTCACGCACCAGCACCCATTTCAGCGCGCCGGTATCCTCGTCGAGCCCCATGTCGAGCATGTTGATGGCGCGAACGATATAGGCGTAGACTCGGGCGCCGGCCTTCTTGGCGTCGGCGACGGAAACGCCGACCTGACTCTGCGTCGAATCAACGAACACCCAGATGCGACCATCGATCGATGAGGCCGTGGAGACCAGGCGCATGAACTGGTTGATTTCGAGCCCGGCGAGCGTGCAGTCTTCCCAAAATGTCTTAATCGCCGCCGGCGCGTCGGTGACGTTTCGCGCAGGCTCGGTCTTGAAGATGTATTTTTGAACCAGATCGACGATTTCGCGAGTGTGATTGAAGCGATAGGCGCGCTTCAGACGATCCATATATTCCTGATCGCCCTCTTTCAGATAGCGAAAGATATTATCGTAAAACCAGTTGCGCCCACCCTCATAGGTTTTACGCAAAAAGGTCCAGTGCGGCAGCTTCCCGATATAATCAGGATGCCGACGCTGGAGCATCTGGAGCACTTTTTTCTTATTGCTGGTTGAAACTGGCATGACTGCGCGAGCATAAGTCAGTTATGACTTATAATCAACCCTAAATAGACAGCCCGCGCGTCTCGATTTTACGAATCGGAAATTCGAACTGAATGCAGTAACCAAGAGCGTCAGCCTGATGCTCGGTGTCCTTAGTCTTATCGACATCGCGAGTGCCTTCCTTATAGATGGTCTGCTCCAGCGATGAGATCGTATCCTTACAGCTCTCATCAACCCGCATTCGCGTCAGCCCGTTGGCCGACTTAAACATGCGATTGACCGCGTTGACGCGATCGGCGACCGGCGGATGCTTCTTGCGGTGCTTCTGGCGCCCAAAGCCGGCGTCCTTCAAGATGTCCAAATCCGAGACGCCGCGCGACGCGGTGGTGCGATTGGCGCCGGCGGGATCGGGATAGATCACCGTCTGCTTCATGTGGCGGAAATAACGCCGCCCCAGCTCGTCGGCCGTCTCCTGCGTATTGGAGTTGTGCAGGATGATCTCATCGACCACCCACACCTCGCCGTTGGGCTGCGGCTGCATGATCACCGACGACATCGGATCGATATTGAAATCCTGACCAACCCAGATCGGTAGTTTCGGGTTGAACGGATATTTGCCGACGTGGATCTTGCGATCGAAGGCGTAATAGACCCGACCCGACATCGTTTCGAACGACGCCATCATCTCCTGATTGAAAGTCTTCTCGTCGAGATCGCGCCGAGCCTCCTCGATCTCCTTGATCGGGATGAACGGCGACATGATGGTCGGAAACTGCCAGGATTTCCAGGCGTTGTGATAAATCTTGCCGTCGGTCTCGGTGTAGCTCTCGCCGCGCTGGCCGAGCATGTAGAGTTCGTAAAGGAAGTTGAAGGCTTTCGGCGTGCCGATGAACAGCGCCTCGCCGCGCGAGCGCATCAGCGTCGGTCGCAGCACAGCCTTCCAAACCGCCGGGCGCATGTCTTGCACTTCGTCGAGAATGAGATAGTCCAGACCTACCCCGCGCAGCGAATCCGGCTTGTCCGCGCCTTTCAGCTCGATTACCGTGCCATTGACCAACTGCACCAGCATGAGTGTCTCATGCTTCCTGACGATCAGCTCAGGCGGAATGGCGTCGATCAGCGCGGTCCACATGATCGACCGGGCCATGCGATAGGTCGGCGCTACATACCAGATGTTCTGCTTGGCGCGGCGCGAGCGCTCGATGATGGCGATCAAACTCACCATCGATTTACCCCAACGGCGCCCGGCGACAACCACCTTGAACCGGTGGCGATCGTTCAAAACCTCCCTTTGACCCTTATGAAGCCGAAGAATTTTTACAGGTCGCGCCATTTATTCAATCACGACCACTTCTTCTTCGAGTTCGAGCGCGGGCATTTCCGGACTGTCGTCCTCGTCGCCGGCGCGCAGCTCCTTGATGTCCTCATCGGTCAGATTGATGATGCGAATTTCCGGTAATTCATTGGGATCGGAGTTCTTCGCGGCCTCCAGGTTCATGAGGTCGTGATTGCTGCCCTCGATCTCCGTCGCCATGGCGATGCGCAGCGCCCGCAGCTGCTCCTTGATCGTCGCGAACGAGGCGCCGGCTCTCTTCGCCTCGACCACCAGGCCGATATTAAGCTGGCGCAGCGCGCGCGTTGTCTTGTAGCTGTCCTCGCGCACGATCTCGATGCGCGCGCGGCGCTTGTCTTCCCAGGTCGGTTCCGCCGCCGGTCCAGCCGTTGGCTTGGAGGCGCCGACGGCCTTGCTGCCGCGCGCGACGCTGTAGCCCTTGTCCTTGAGGCGCTTGAAGTGCATCTGGATCGCGGTGCGCGAAACGCCCCATTTCACCGCCAGGTCGATCACCGAGATGGTCAGGCTGCTTTCATATTCCGCGACGAGCTTCTCCCAATCCGCGGCGGATAGACGAACGGTGCTCGGCGTCGCCGGCTCCAGCGCCTCGTCTTTATCTTCTTCCTCGTCAATCGCCTCGACTACACCGGCGAGTTCGGCCAGTTCAGCTTCGAGATCGTCCTCAACCTTGCTCATAACTCAGTCCTGACTTCCATTTCCGAACGTGATTTCCGATCCGCGACTGTAATACTATTCTTACTATTATATAATAGTAGTAGAAGAAAGAAAGTAAGAAAGAAAGAATGCAGTCGCGGATCGGAAATGCATGGTTTTTCCATTCATAAACGGCGGTGTCGCGAATTAGCGTGCACCTTTGAAGAGAATATAGGCTTGCGGCGTCGGAACGATGTATTGGCGTTTTCCTCTAAACAGCTCCGGATAGCCGGTCTTGAACGGAATGAGTTTCGTCATGTCGGTCTCGGATGCGGGAGCATACATCCGCTTGACGAAACCGTGCGCCTCCAGATGCTTGATCGAGTTGGTCATCGACTGCACGCGGATTGGTCCCCATGACACCTCCCGCGACAGTTGTCCGAGATACATATAAACGCCGGTGTCGGCGGCTTTCAGCACTCGCGCGAGAATCTCGTTCTGCTTGGGCGTGTCGTTGTATGATCCCGGCGTGACGACTGAATAGGTGGTCATCAAAACACCAGCGGTTGATTGAAGCCCTGGCGATCGAACGCCGACAATGGCAAGCGCTCGGGCAGAACGCGGCCGCAATCCGGGTTCTTATAAATGCCGTAAAGCGGCGACGACAGACACATCTGTTGGATCGCCTTGATCAACGCCCGGTGATCCATCGCGGCGACGCGCTTGACGCCCCTACCTGACGATTTCATCGCGCCGGTGTTCTCCAGCGACGAAAATCGCATATAGAAGGTTCGCAGCGCCTCGGTGAGTCGATACCGCTCGATCTCCGGCTTGCTCTCCAGCTCCAGCATCAGCGCCTCGGAGTCTTGCGGATTATTCTCGAAGTGCTGGCGAAAAAATCTCATGCCCTTAGCGAACATATTAGCGTTGAGCGGCGTCACGAAGCGAAAGCCAGCTTTCTGGCCGAACATATTGAACTTCGACATCGACGACTGAATTTCCATGATCGCCTTGCCCTCCATTCGACTGGCGAGATTCATCGCGCGATAGCCTGCGCCGACGCCGCGATACATCGTGTCGAGCACGAACCGCGAAACGACACGAATATTACCGTTGATCCATACGTAGCGCTGGGTGTTGGTGAACTTGGTGTCGCCGGGGCCGGGCCGAAGATTCATCATGACGATATGGCGCTCCTTAACCATGCCCTTCGGCACGCCCGACACCAGCACGCCGATGGTCTCGCCGCCGAGCGTCAGTTTCCAGTATTTCGGGCCGATCGGCAGCTTTTCCGCCTTGTAGTGAAGATCGTGCAGCAAATCCCAATCCGAGCGATCGCCGCGCTCCACCCACATTTCGTCGAGCAGCGAGAACACCGGTTTCGGCGTAGCGTTGCGCTTGATGTAGAACTCAGACGCCGGCGCAGCGTTAAACAGCGAGAGAGTAGTGCTGGGCTCGCGAAGCGCATCGAGACGACACGATGTAGCTCGCGCGCTTTGGTCGTGCTCAGCGAGCTTCTCTGCGATGGTCATTTGGGCTCGCTCAAGGCGATAAGTTTCGCCAGATAAGGCATGAAATCCGGATTGGCGCGCATCAGGGCAATCAGCCCAAGACCGAAGGCGTCAACGATGGTCTCCTCGTTGGCGTTCACCTGGCGATTGTGCTTTAGCGAATTATAGAAAATGCCATGTAGCGCCTCGTGTAACAGCACCTCGCCGCGGCGCTGATCGTTCAAATCCTCGCTAACCACGATTTCACACGGAAAATAACGGCACTGACCGGCGTGGTTCGCCTTGATCGACTCTTCCCCGGGCCACTTCAGATCGACGCTGTAGACGAACGGACCAATCGTCAGCGACTTCGGCCCAACCGGAACTTTGCGCCTGCTCATGACAGCGCCTCGATCTTGCCGCAGACGACGCAGGCGCGCGGATAGGGCTGATTCATCGCTCTGGAATAGACGCAAATATGCGGATGCCGACCGTCGCAGGTATGCTGTCCGTTGGTGAGTTTCGGCTCGGGCCGCTTCAGATCGACGCGCTCGCGAAATCGCTTCGTAATGGTCAGGTCGGGACCAAGTTCGGCTTCGAGGTCATCGTGGGTCGTCGCGACGATCAGGGTCTTGCTTAGCGCGCGCGCGACCTTTTGAATGTTGAAGGCGACCGCCTTGGCCGTCGGGCGATCCAAAATGGCGCCGAACTCGTCGGCGATCCACACATTGGTGTCGCTTTCCATCAGCATCGCCAGCTTCAGCCGGTAGCGTTGACCGTCGGACAGCTCGCTCGGCTTGCGAATGTAAATCCAGGCGTCGGAAATGCCAGCTTTCGCCAGTAAATCAGCAGCTTGTGGCGTCGATTTGCCAACCAGCTCGATCACCGGCTCGTCGCGCAGCTCAATTTCGTTGAGATCGGCGACTCTCAGACCGTCGCCGCGCATCTTTTCAGCGAGGTCTTTCAGCAGCAGTGACTTGCCGGAGCCAGATTGACCGGTGATGTAGACCACATCGCCGCCGTTAATCTCCAATTCGAGATTATCGTAGACGACGAATTTCTTGTCGGTCAGTCCAAGACCAAAGCCCTCGGCGATCTCCAGCACGCGCGGCGTGCGTTCGACCCGCGAATTGAAGCTGCGGCTAATGAAATATTTCACGATAAATCCTCATTGTCGTCGTCGATTTCCAGATCGTCGTCATCGCCGGTGTTGATCACCGAGATTGGATCGTAGCCCTTGGTCCAGAAGGCGAGATCTTCGAGATCTGTCGCCATCATTTTCCAGCCGCCGAGCATCAGCGCCGCGGAGTTGCGCGTCTCCAGCCCCTCGATCTCCGGAATCACCACGCTGCGCCATACTTCCTTGGCGATTGGATCCCAGCCGATGGCGATGATGCCGGTGAACTCGCCGGCGCGCGCCGCCTCCAGCGCTTGCTCAAGCGCCTTGATCGTCAGATCGTCAGGCTCCTTCGCGGTCAGCTTGGCGCCGACCTTTTCCGCCTCGAACGCATCGCGGCCGAATAGATTGACGACTTTGGGCTTCTCGGGGACGCTCGGTTCATCGGTCAAAGCTTGTTTTCCTCGATATAGGCGACCAATGCCGCGGCGCCGGTCTGTTCGGTCTCGAATTCGACGCGCGTCATGAAGGCGCGAATCTTGCGCGACTGGGCGACGGTGAGCTTTTTGAAGCCGAAGGCGTCGGCGAGCGGCGTCGTGCCGGCGTCGGTCTCACCGATGATCTCCTTGTTACGCTCGGATTGCGCCTCGACCGCCGAGCCGATGTCTTCGGTGAAGGCGCTATCGTCGAGTTCGCCCAGATCGGCATCGGCGAATTCAAGCTCCTTCGCATCGAAGCCGAAATCCAGCATGTCGATGTCTTCGCCGCTCAGCCGCAGCAGCTCGTCCTGCATCAAGGAGCTGTCGTAATCGGTCGAGCTGACGCGGTTATCGGCTAGGCGCAGCGCATCGATCTCGGCCAGCGAGTAGCCGTAGAGCACCTGCACCGGAATTTTCTTCAGTTCGAGGTGGATCGCGGCTAAACGCCGCCCATGTCCAACCACTACCGAGCCGCGGACATTTTCACCGTCGATGACGATCGGTTGCGTCCAACCATGCTCCTTGATCAGCTTCGCGAGCTTCTTGACCTGCGCGACCGGGTGCTTCTTGGCGTTCTTGGTGTAGGGAATGAGATCGGCGACATCCCAGAGTTCGGTTTCGATTCTTTTACTCATCGGCGTCGTCCAAATCCTCGTTTTCAAGGTAGAGATTCAACTTTTCCTGGTCGCTTGGCTCGAAATCGTCGAAGCGCTCCTCGAAATACTCGCCGGCGCCGCATCGCAGACAGACGCCAGAGGGACGCGCGATGTAATCGCGGTGTCGGAGCGGCTTAAAAAATTTGCAGCTGACGCAATCGTCAAATCGCTGACCGGGCTCCTTCACGATTCATCCTCGGAGGCGACGATCGCATCGATGACCATTTGCATCAGCGCGTCGCCGGCGTTGGTCATCTGGTCGGCGCTGGAGTAACCGTAGAATTTTTGGATTTTCGCGAGGGCGGCGGTGAGACGCTCGGCGTCTTCGTTGGCGATATTGAAGCGCATGATGGTATGCGTCTTAACGGGGCGCGTGACGGGCTCCTCGACGGTTTCTTTCGGCTTGTCGTCGATTTCATCGAGCGACAACTCATCCAGCGCTATAT